GTTTAAATCACTTACGTAGGACGTTTTCTGTTAGCCACTCTGCCACACTAGCTCTTGTGACTTCTAATTCATCTTTTACATCAGAAGCATCTACGAGAGTGGCTTCTGTTGAGTTTACTTCTTCGAAGAGTTCTTCAGTAACTTCGGTTTCGTTTTCTGAAGCTACTACTTCTTCGGCCTTGGGATTTGTGCTTTCATTCTTTTCATCTTTTGAAAGATTTTCCTTGAATTCAACCTTCTTTGCCATCTTCTTCTTATACATGGCAACGATGGCTTCAAAAGCTTCATCCTCAAGTGCATCATAAAGGGCTAATGATTCTTCTGCTTCTGATGTTTCAAAACCAGCTGACATTAGCTTTTCCTTACGAGTGCGATTCTTTTCTTTTGTTTTCATATCTTTGACTGCGGCTGAAAGTTCAGAAAGTTCCTTATCCTTACTGGCTAGGGTTTCTTCAAGACTTGCTACCTTGTCTTCAAAAGCCTTGATAGCTGTGTCTCTTTCAGCAAGACTTGTTTCTAGAACAGAAACCTTTTCTGCATATTCTTTTTCAAGATTATCAGTTGAGATTTCAGTCTTAGTTTCCTCTTGTGAAGAAGCTACCTCACCACCTTGTAGATCGGCTAGCTGCTTCTCTAAGTTAGTATCTGACATATTATTATCTCCTTTAGAAACGTTTGAAATACTAGACTCTTCTTTGACAGAGAAAGCCTTGCTAGAATCAAGGATAATACTTCTAGGGTTAGCTGGTCTAGAAACTAAACCCTTACCCGAGAAAGAAATATCCCTTAATGATCTACCAATTTTATAGCCTTCATACTCTCCCGTACCACCGTATGCTCTTAAGTGCTTCGTTAAAAACGCTGAATCTTCGCTACGTGTGATTAAACGTGAATTACCACCTTGGTCTTGTACTGCATAATCGAAACCGGCAAATAGGCACTCCATAGAAACGAACCATTTGCCCTCTTCAATTTCTGATATAATTTTCTGCATTCTGTCTCTGTTTTCTGGATGAGTCCAACTATTGTAGATAACAGCTTCGGTAATAATATCAAACTGCTCTGGAGCATTGCCTTCTGAGGCTTCTATTTTATTACCATCTCTGTCAACAACATAGCTTCCAGTAATATGTCCTATTATATCGTTTTCATTATGCATGAAGTTGAATTGTTTGTCTTCGGGCGTGTTTTTAGCAGCCCAAGTTTGACTTGGATCAAAAACGTCATCGTTCTTATTCCAACCAGTAGAAACTAAAACAGATTTAATGTAATATAGATCAACTTGGTTTGGATTACTTGACGCTTTGACCATATCGACAATAGCGCTTGACATACTATGTGTAGCGTTATCATCGACTCTGTTTACCAATACCGCAGGAGCGCAATAAGCAATACTTGCTTGCGACTTAATGCGTTCGGATAAACCATCTAATAATTCTTGTTTATATACTTTCATTGTGTTTAGCCTCTCAAAATTAATATACACAAAAAGCTATTAAGTGTTTAAATAGCGGCATTTTGTTGTATAAATAATCCAATAATATTGCGTCTATATTTGTCTATGTTCATAGACTCTAGGCTAATATCATTACTAGCTAAAGCATTTTTGAAAATAGTTGGCGTAGTTTTTTTACTAGCCAAAACTTTGTGAATAGAATCCGCATCTACCTTTGTCAATAAGTCGATATTTGTTAAAACATCTAATTTTAATTGTTCTAAATCATTAACATCTGACTTGGTTAACTGTCTAAGATTTTTCTTGTTTTTGTGATTTAAAAATGCATCATTTAATATTTCAGATATACTATCCCAAGCTTCTTCCGCCCAAACCACCAACTCTGCAACTCCCGGCTTAGACTTGGGTGTGTCAACCCTCTTTTTCCTTACGTCGGTATCTTTAGAAAGTGGTGGTCTTCCATTCGGGCTGGATGGTTTTTGAGATGGTGGAAGACCGTTACCGCCAGCGGGGCTTGGGGCTTTAGGTGGAATTAATAAGTCTTTAGGAACGCTAGACTTAATTCCAACATCAGACGGAAGAACCTTACCGCTTTGTAAAGCGATCTTTTCAAGGTCTTCCTTGTGTTGTGGAGTATGATATGGACTAGCCTTCTTTGGGTTTTTATCATCATTTCTATCTTCCACTTCTCTTTGAAGTCTAATTTTCTCAATCTGTGGAATTTCTTTGAATCTTTGTAGAAGGGTTTCTTGACTGATAATATCTCTATCAGCAAGTTGGATTAATAGATTCTTTTCAGCAGCTTCATCAGACAGGCTCATTTGATCAAACTGGACAAATGCCTTATGTCTAAAACCCATAGCTTGTCTAACAATCTCAATTTCTTTTTCCCAGAACTTAGTGAGCAAATCTCTGCCGTATTGTAGTCTTTCTACTAACGTCTTAAGTGAGATAAAGTTATTAGTAAATCCACCTCCGTTGGTTGCCATTCCCGTAAGAGTAGGTGGAACACCAAGACCAGCATAAATACTATTTAAAACGGCAGTATACTTTTCTGAACCTAAAAACTTGTATACCTCACTGCTGGATTCTTTAAATGTTAACTCTGGACCCCAAACTAATTCCATCGTGCCGCCGCCAACATTACTAGCTAATACATCTCTTAGTTTATTAATAGCAGCTTTATTTGGTAAAATCTTATATTCAAGATTACCAAGAGTCCAAAGTCTAATATTTGAAATAGCGCCGTCTAAAGCAGACAAGTCGGCTAGTCTCATCTTTTCTAGCATGATAATATCATCTAGAATAGCGTAGATCATTGGGTTTGCCCACTGCTGCCAATCGTCTTTCTTATAATGAAACACGCTTACCCTATCAGTGTCAAGTACTACATCTTTTTTACCACTCTTTAAGGATTGTTTGATATTGTCTGGTAAGCTATTTATAATATCGTCTGGAATATCACCATCAGTAAACCTATCAAAAAAAGTGCCTAAATTAATAGTGTATGCTGGCGCACCCATGAAGATAGATAATTGACCATCTTTCATCTTTACTGTGAGCGGATTAAAGAAATTATACCTCCAAGGAATGTCATTAGCCTTCATGTTGGGAACTTCAACCTTGATATCAGCAGCTAAAGATTTCATATATTTCTCTAGCTGTGGAGTTACCTTGGCATAACTACGATAAGTAATAACATTACCAGTTTTATAAAGATTATTTAAGAAACGTTCTGAGCGTTCTTTGCCGTTGACATTCTTAAACCACTGTTGATAAAATTTCTCAACACTTTTATTTTGATGAACAATCTCAATGCCTTGACTACCAAAGTCGCCCATAAGATCAATGATGTTTCTAATGATGCCAACTTTTTCGTAGGCATCCATACACATCTTAATGGCGCGTCTTTGTTGAGATGGAACCGTTTCGTTGGGCCTAAAGGCGTAATAGTCGCGCTGAGTAAATTCTGGCCTTACTGTGCGATTTGGTTCTAAGTCAATAAAGTTACGATAAGTAGAACCTTGACTTTTGCTAACACCGCTATAAGCATCTACATTTTCAGAGAATTGCTGAATAGCCTGAGCTTTGCTTACAGGATTGTCATCAGACCAAGTTATCATATCGTTATTGCTCATCTTTACCTCAATTGGATTGTAATTGGATTGACTATAATCTAATACACATCTTTCATATTCTCGGTGAACCAGTTAGGTCCAACATACATCTTTTCATCTGGATTTTTAGGAAAATGACCACCACTAGCAAATCCGCCATAGAAATTATAAGCTTCTTGCGTGGGTGTTCTTTGTAATGTTCTAGCGGCCATGTTAGCCATTAAAAGTGCAGAATATCTATCTTTTCTCATCTTGCTCTTTTTGCCGGTTCCTACTATGACTTCTGGAGTATCCCACCTATCTCTGCTACTATTAGTCTGTGTCATTTGAATCATAGATAGTTCATCTTTTAATTCTTCAATATCCATAACACACTCTTCTAAAGTGTCAAACATTCTGTGCTTAACGCTATCTTCGATATTTGAAACACTCAAACTAATAGGGTCAAACTGTGGGAACAATAAAACTTTATCTTCAAAGTCTTTTCTAAGACCGTGATTAGCTTCTGATAGCCATTCGTATCTTGCGAACTGGCAGGGTTCTATGATATGTAGTCCTCTTTCGCCGTCTGTATCTTTGGCCTTTTCGTTATCTATTGTGGGCCACAGTGGTAATTCACCTTCTTTTAGCTTATCAGCATCGTGCAATGACTCAATAACGGCAACACCGCCGCCTTGAGCGTCGATAGAAATATGAATACACGGGAACAAAGCCATTAAATCTCTTATTTTCCTAGCACAGTATGAATAAAAATCTGTTTCACTAGCATATCCCTTTTTAACTTTTTCTTTATGTTCAGACCGCGTGGTAGTCCAACAATATACTATTCTTCTATGGTCTGGGTTAGCTTCTAAAACTACAATGCTAAAATTATCTACTTCTGATGCCGGATCGACTCCAAAAATATATCTTTTATTTGTATCTCCCATTAAAGAAGCATTAAATTCTAATATATTATTGTTACTATCTTTTATGGGTGCGTCAGGATTTCCTACAACGCAAGATTCTATTAATGATCTTTTGAAGAATCCTTGACTATCTCTAGTAAAGCAAGCCCCGTATTCCATTTGATAAATACCAGCATGAACAGTGGCTTTTGATCGCGCAACTTGGTCAGCATCCAT